CGCCTGGATCTTCGCGACCGCATCCCGGTCCTCGCGCAGGAACGCGATGTCGCGGTCGTCGTACCAGAGCGTCGACCCAGACGGTGCCGGGACTAGCGTCGCGAGCGCGCCGGCGGCCTGACGCCACAGCGGTCGCAGCGTCCCATCGGCGAACCTCCGGCGGGACGCCGCATAGTTCCCGGCGTTCAAGCTCGAGCCCTGCAAGCCCTCAGAGAAGCCCACGATGACCGGCGGGACACCCGCAGCCGCCGCCAACCTGCTCTCACCGGCGCCCTGCGTGGCCTTGAAATCCAACTGGCGGAGATCCGACCCGACGACCTTCACGTCCGCGCCGCCACCCAGGAACACCGTCTTGTAGGCGTTCATGACGCCGCGGTGCCCCTCGTCGAACGCGGCTTTGAACCGTTCGAAACTCTCGGGCTTTACGGCCGCGTCCAGCGTCGCGACGATCTGCGGGCTGGCCCCGTTCTTGAAGAAGTTCAGCTTGTGCTGGGTAGCGGACTGGTCCGCTTCGATCTCCCGGATCACCGGCGTCAACCACGACATGCCCCGGAACTGGTATTCGGGGTCGGGGATCGGCGCGAAATGCGCGACCTGATCCGGCAGCAGGACGATGCCCTCGTCGCTGCCGGGTGAGCGTGGCCCATAGATGTAGCCGAGGATGTCGCCGTCGAGCGCATCGCCGTACAGGTCCGGGTCATCGTGGGAGCCCGTCACGATCGTCACCCAGTCCGGGCGCAGCCGGCGGATCCGCTCATCCGGGCCCGCACCGACCACCGTGAAGAACGCGTTGCCGGCCAGGTCAGCGTCCTGGATCATCCGGGACAGCAGGTCGCCGGTCGTGCCGTTCCGCCACGGCTGCTCAAGGATCGTCAGATCCTGGTTGCCGAACAGCTCGCCAGGGCGGCCGCTGCGCATCTGCCGGAACTGGAACCGCGCCTCACTGAAGACCATCTGCCGGACGAACATCAACGCCGAGATCGGGCCGTTCCGCTTCATGACCCGCTCGACCGCGAACAGGAAGTCCGCGGGGATAGGCTTCTCATCGCCGTTCACCGGCCGGCCCGTACCGAAGTACGGCGACAGCGGCCAGTCCCCGAAGTCGCTGGCGGGGTCGAAGCGGCGGCCCAGGGACCTACTCAGCAGGTTCACCGCTGCTGCCTCTCATCGACGTCAGCGAGCAGCAGGAACGACGCAGCCGTGGTCACGCCGCCGACGAGCAGGCCAACGCCGGTACCCCATTCGAGGCCGGCGCCGACAGCGGCGGTGATGAGGCCGGTTGCGAAGCCGAGACGGGCACGCGCGAGCCGGGACAGGCGGATCATCCGAACATCACCCACGGCTCCACGGAGTCCTCCTCAACGAACGTTGCGAGACCCCAACGGGCCAACGTGATCGCCACCAGCGGCGAAATGTCTACGGACGGACTACGGCGATCCCATTTCCTGCCATCACCCAACGGCTTGGTGTCCGCGCCCGCCACCGCGGCGTCCAACGCCGGATGCGGGCGGAACCGGATCATCGACGTGTCGCCCTCCGCGACACCACACGCCGCGATCAGACCATCCGTCGCCGCCCCCACATCCTGCGAAGACGTCTTCAACACCTCAACGCCAGCGGCCTCAAGGTCAGCAATCAAAAAGCCCGCCGGGCCGCGCGGATCCACGACGAACGGCAGCGGCGCCCAGCGCTCCTTAAGTTCCACAGCCCGGTCGACCACCCAGCCAGTACCGCGGCGGTGATCAATCAGCTCGCCATGCGTCAGGTCGTCATCGCGGGTGCCGGCCATGCCGATCGCCGCATGCGTGCCGCCTGGCGTCGCATCCACGGCGAACAAGAGTCGCTCCCCTGGCTGCGAGTCAGCGTCCGCCAGGTCCCGCCAGGTGTCCTCCGGGATCACGGCCCAATGGTCACCCGACTCCGACGGGTAGTTCCCGACGCCGAGACGCTCACGGGCGAACCCCGTCTTGCCCATCGAATCGTGCTCACGCGACACATGCTCTGCGGTGATGCGGATGCCGAGTGCCGGGTTCGCTTTCGCCCACGAAGCCGGGGACGCCGGGTCATCATGCTCGACGCAGCCGTCGCCGCACGTGTCCGAGCAGACCTCAGTCGACCACTCCAGATACGTCAGGCCGTCCGCACCGCCCGCCAGGCCGCGGCGACGAAGCCGCGACAGCGGCACACACGGTGCGATGTCCTTGTCCGGCGCCGAGGACGTGTACCAGATCTGCGGGTTCGGCCGGGCGCTGAGTGTCGGCATCAGCGCGTCGATCGTCGTCTCCGGCAGGTTGAACGCCTCATCGAGGACGATCAAGTCACCGGAGAAACCACGTCCCGAACCGCCCGACCGGGCAACGAAGCGGAGCCGCTGCCCGCCGATCAGCTCGATGCCGACCTCGAACGTGTTGTTCGTGATGCGCTTCACCCGGCGGCGGAAACTGGAGTTCCCGTCGATCAGATCCCGGATCCGCAGGAAAGCCTCCTGCGCCGTCTTGAACTCGTGCGCCGAATGCAGGATCAGCCGCTCACCGAACAGGAACAAGCCGGCCAGCTCGCGGGCCTCGAGGATGGAGCCCTTGCCGTTCTGGCGGCTGACAATGAGGCCGACCTCGAACGACGACCACTTGCCGTCCTCGCGCTCCCCCAGCGCATGGTCCAACACCAGCTGCTGCCACGGGTCCAGCTCAAGGCCGGCCATCCGCGCCAAGTCGACCGCTTCGGCACCCGACGACGACAGACGCGGCGGCGAGGTGAGGAAACGCGGCTCCTGATGGCCGAGGAGCTCAGGCGCCGCGACGCTCATCGCGCTTTCGTTTGACCTCGTCGATGCCGTCGTTCGCGTCTTCCTCCGGTGCGAGCTTCGCCAGCTCCGTCAACGTCATGCGCAGCTGCGCGTGCAGCATTGACCGTGGGGTTGGGTTCACCTCGGGGTTGTCCAGCGTCTCGGCCATGTCCAGCGCGGACGCAGCGAGAGCGATGTTGGTCAGGCCCCAGCGGTCGAGGTCAGCTCGGACGGCCTCTTCGATTGATGTCATTGCTCACCCCGCCAGAGTCAGTTGCTGCGAGCCACGGACGCCCTTGCTCGTGTTGCACCCTCGGTGCGCGAGTTGCACGTTCGCGCGGGTGTCGTCGCCTTCCTCGGCGAGCGGCACCATGTGGTCAATCGACGGCGACATCGGATGCGGAGACTGCAGCTCCATGTCGACCTTCCGGCGGCAGAGCTGGCATCGGTGCTGGTCGCGTTCGGCGATCTCCGCCAACGTGTACGGTTCCGACACGGCATTGCGTAGCAAAGCTCGACGGCGGCGGTTCTTCTGCCGCCAGTGCTCGGCGTTGTACTCGGCCCTGTAGACCACCTGGCACGGTTTGCACCGAACAGACTGGTGGCTGGCCGCATCAAAGGTCATACCGCAGTCAGCGCATGACAGCTGGTGGGATCGGCTCCCGACTGCGACACGCGCCTGCTGAAAAACCGCCATGTGGCAAGCAGGTGAGCATGTCTTCTGTTCACCCCAGCGACGCACTGTTGCCTCGGATGGCTGGAATTCGGTGCCGCAGTTGGTGCAGGTGGATATGGCGAGGAGGCGCGTGAACTGCTCTCTTCTGCATGGCCTGCACACGGGGTTCGGCCGCGAGGTGGAGAAGTTCACCCGAACGCGCTTCTCGCACTGAGAACACGCGCTCCAACCAGTCAAAGGGTTATCTGCCATCGTCGGTCCCTCTCAGGAAGGCGGAAGGCCCGACGCCTGAGAACGTCGGGCCTTCCTTCCCACCGGGATCAGCGGCGGGCGATCTTGTTTACATGCGGTTATCGGTTACAAAGCGTGTTGGGTGGCCGGTTCGCGAAACTACTGAGAGCCATGTAAAAAAGCGGGGGCTGGTGGGATGCGGGTCGCCCACCTTGGGTTTTACGTGCGGAGGGTGCCCCCCCACCCCATGCCTCTGACCTGCGGTGATGCACTGTGCTCGCGCTCTTAGCGCATTGACCTGCATTGATGTCGTTCACCGTGCGTCACTCACGCGCTGTCGCATTGGGTGACGTGTGACGTGGGCTACCAGGCCCTGCTGCCTCGGGGTGCGGGCCGGTAGTCGAGCCGGTTGCCCTTGGCCTGGTTGCAGCAGCGTCCGCAGGTGGGACAGCGGGACAGTGAGCCGTGTGCGGGCCGTAGGTACTGCACATCGGTGGGGTTGATGCCGAGGGCTTGCAGTGTGGCTAGCGGCGGGTCGTGGTCTACGTCGCCTGCCCCGTCGTGCCCGCATAGGTGGCAGATGGTGGATGCGGCGAGGACTTCGGCTCGCGCTCTGCGCCATGGCCGGCCGGTGCGCCCTTTGCTGCGGGGCATGTCCACCTCCGGACGGGCTGCAGCCGTCAGGCCTGTGCGCGCATCACACTGCGGTCGGGGGTTACCGACTAGCGGAGGACGACCATGCTCAAGCGTCTTGTCTTTGCCGGTGTGCTGCTGTTCGCTGCCGGGTGCGGTTCGGGTGGTGCGCCTGCTGTGCCGCCGACTGTGACGGTCACGGCGTCGGCTGCGGTGGACGCGATGGCGCATGAAGCGTGCAGCCAGCTCGCGCAGGCGCGTG